CGGATCATTTGGCGGAGATGCAGACCTAATATGGACTGCAGGAACAGGTTTAATAATTAATTCACAGAAAGAACTAAGATTAGCAGATTCAGACGACTCAGCTTACATTGGTATGAAATCTGCAGCCACAGTTTCAGGTTCATATACAATAACGTGGCCAGCTGCAGTAGCGGGTGGTAATGGTTATGTATTGAAATCAACGACTGCTGGTGTTTTATCTTGGGCAGAACCTGATCCAGGTGGAACATCATGGCAAGCTGTTAAAACAGGAACTTATACAGCGTCTGCAGGAGAAGGTGTTTTTGCTAATACAACGTCCTCAGCATTTACGGTAAATTTACCTTCCTCACCTACTTTAGGAGATGAAGTAAGTATTATAGATTACGCTGGCACATTTGATACAAACAATTTAACAGTAGGAAGAAATTCCGAAAAAATTATGGGAGCCACGGCAGACTTAACAGTTTCAGTTGAAAGAGCTGGCTTCACATTAGTATATACAGATGGTACTCAAGGCTGGCTATTAAAAGAGAAATAAGCCATGGCTACATATAAAGATATTAAAGGCATTAACATACAAAACGTATCTAGTGATCCAACTGAAATTGTTGGACAAATGTGGTATAATTCTAGTGCGACAGCTTTAAAAGGTTATATTGAAACAACAGAAGGTTGGTCAACAATACCTAGTTTAAATGTTCCAAGAGCAAATTTAAATGTTGGTGGAGCAGGAGATTCTACAGCAGGACTAGCTACTGGTGGTTGGCCTTCAGGTGATGCTCCAAAAACAGAAGAATTTAACGGTTCTACTTGGAGTGCTGAAGAAGACCAGTCTAATGGTTCTTACAGAAGAGCTTGCTTTGGAACACAGACAGCAGCTGTTTGTGCATCAGGAGGAAATCCACTACAAGGAACAACTGAAGAATACGATGGATCATCGTGGGGAAGTGGAGGAACTTCTCCCGTTGTACGAGGTATAACGGCTGGAGCAGGAACTTTAACAGCAGGATTACAAACTGGTGGTAACAACCCATCAAATATTACAAGTCAAGTGGCAGAGTACGACGGATCTAGTTGGACCTCAGCAACATCTATGCCTGGTGGTATGTATAAACACTCTAGTTTAGGCACACAAACTGCAGCAGGAATGGGCGGATGCGCACCACATCCAATGACATTACCTTCCGCATCTTTTGTTGAATATAATGGATCTAGTTGGTCTTCAGGCGGCAATCTTCCTGGAAACGCTAGCTATAATAAAGGTGCATCTGGAACGCAAACAGCAGGATTATACGCAATGGAAACTAGCCCATCAGATTATCACACATTAAAATATAATGGTTCTTCTTGGTCAGAAGGGCCTAATACACCAGCTAATCTTGGAAATACAGGTATGTCTAGTAATACAGCGGGTGGTAATAATACTTTTTTAGTGCAAGGATCAACAGCCTTGTCTTTTGACACGGGAGGTGTTAAAACAAAAACAATTACAATAAGTTAAGGAAAAAATTATGGCAAAATGGCAATATCTTACAGCAACAAATTGGGGAAAAGGTTTTATCACTGTTGATGATTCTTCAGACTTTACGCCTACATCATTTCCAGGAAATGTTTGGAGAGTTCCTGTTAATCATAGAAAAGCAAACGCTTGGGTCAACGAAGTTTTAGGTGTTTTAAAAACTAAAGATGAAGCACAAGCTCTTGTTGATGCAGAAGTGCAAAATTCACAAAGCAATTGGGACGCATTACCTAGTGACGACCCTCAAAAAACATTCGGAGTTAGGCCAGCAGACATAATCCTAGAGGAGTAAAATGGCAACTTATAAAGAAACAAAAGGAGCTCCGATACAAAGTGTTTCCGCAGATCCACCTGCACCAGTTCTTGGACAGGTTTGGTATAACTCAACTAGTACTACTTTTAAAACTTCAATTCTTGGAGGAGCAAGTTGGGCAACAGGCGGAAATTTAGGAACAGCAAGATATATGATGGGAGGAGCTGGAACACAGACCGCTGGTTTAGGATTTGGTGGATATCCTGGCTCAAACCCTAAATCAAATGCAACCGAAGAATACGGTGGCACAAGTTGGACATCAGGTGGAAATTTAGGAACAGCAAGGTATTCATTAAATGGAGCTGGCACACAAACAGCAGCTTTAGGATTTGGTGGTTTTAATGCAGGACCTAATTTAACTAGCACAGAAGAATACAATGGCGCATCGTGGACATCAGGAGGTGCCTTACCTGTAGCAAAAAGAGGAATGGGATCGGCTGGCACACAAACAGCAGCATTATCTTTTGGTGGTCTTACAACTACTAACGTAGCTACAACAGAAGAATATAATGGTGCTTCTTGGACATCAGGTGGAGCTTTAGGATCAGCTAGAAGATTTTTAGCTGGATGTGGAACACAAACTGCTGGTTTAGCATTTGCAGGTCTTGCAAACACACCTTCACCAGGTGCTCGTTTAGCTAACACAGAAGAGTATAATGGTGCTTCTTGGACTGCAAGTAATGCTTTAAATACAGCTAGAGACAGAGTTGGAGGATGTGGAGAGCAAACCGCTGGCGTAGCTTTTGGTGGTGGTCTCCCAGCTTCTTCAAATGCAACAGAACAATACGACGGAGCTAATTGGACTACATCTACAAATATGGGTACAGCAAGATATGGTTTAACAGGAGCTGGAACTTCAAGTTTAGGATTAGCTTTTGGCGGAAGTACAGGATCACCTGTTAACGCCACAGAAGAATTTACTGGACCGGGTCCAGCAACAAAAACAATTACAACGAGTTAAAAAATTATGGCAACTTATAAAGAAATTAAAGGAACACGAATACAGGTCTTATCTTCAGATCCACCTGCACCGGAGCTTGGACAAGTTTGGTATAATTCACCAGGAAGTGCTTTTAAAGGTTTTTTACTTGGTGCAGCAAGTTGGGCAACGGGTGGCACTATGAATTTACCTAGAGTTTATTTAGCAGGAACTGGAACACAAACAGCTGGTTTAGCTCTGGCTGGTTTTAGGGTAGCACCTAACGGACGAGTAGCTGATACAGAGGAATACAATGGCGCATCATGGACAAGCGGTAACAATATGCCGTCAATTAGAGATAGTGGTGCAGGAGCTGGAACACAAACAGCAGCATTAATGATAGGTGGATTTAATCCAAGCAACACAACATTAAATCTTACAGAAGAATACAATGGAGCTAGTTGGTCACCTGGAGGAAATTTACCTGCCGGTGTTCAAATGCAAGGAGCTTCTGGAACACAGACAGCAGGATTAAATTTTGGTGGAATTTTACCATCACCATACACAGCAGTCACTAACGAATACGACGGTGCTTCTTGGACTGCAGGTGGATCTTTATCCACGGCTAGAGCTTATATGGCAGGAAGTGGTCCTCAAACAGCTACTTTTGCTGCAGGAGGTTCGTCACCGGCTGTAGGTACTACTGCTGAAACAGAAGAATATAACGGTACTTCTTGGTCTGCAGGTGGAGATTTAAATGTTGCAAGAAGACTTACCGAAGGAGGGGGAGATAGTTCTTCTGCTTTCGCAACAAGCGGAAGTCCTAGTCCAACGGCTACGGAAGTTTATAATGGTGACACATGGTCAACCTCTACTGCTATACCTACTGGATCATCATACGCTGCAGGAGCTGGAACTCAAGCTGCAGGTTTATTCTTTGGAGGAAACGGAGCTCCTCCAGGCACAACGGGTGCAACCTTTGAGTTTACTGGGCCTGCTCCAGCTACAAAAACAATATCCACAAGTTAATATTGACTTATATTTAGAAAGATATATAACGATTAAGTAATGAAAGAATATAGTAACATTAAACCGCTTATTGAAAAAGAAGAAGATCATCTTCATAACATTCTTCCAAAAGAAGACGTTGTTGAATTTAAAAATATGGTTGGTGAGTTAAGAGACACCTGGTCTAAAAAACAAATGTTTAGAACAGAAACAGAAATGAGAATGTCTGTACTACAAGATTTTAAATTTCCAACTAAAGCTTCTAAATATTGGCAAGCTGTTAGAGAACAAAACGTTTTCTTAGAACAATTAATATACTTATCATTTGAGTATAGAAGAAATGACGTTAAATTAAAAAAACTAGAAAGAAAGTTAAACGAAGAAACAGACGATTTAAAAAAAGAATTATGTCAAATTGATATTGACGAAAAAACATTTGCTAAAGCAACTATGGAACTCACAGCTAAAGATAGAATGAGAGAACTTAAACTGTGGTCTAAAATTAAAAATGAATTGAATGATGGTAGTTTTGATGACAAAGATGTTAACACTCATCAATTAAATTCCTATCATGCAACTATGAAGAATAAAGTTGACACACTTACAGAGGGATCTTCACAGCCAGAAGTTTTTAACGTGGTAGGTCAATTATCAACAATAGAGAGGATAAAGAAGAATGAGCAGTTGGCGAGAGATGATAAACAGGCCCTTCCGAATGAAAAGGATTTCGGAGCAACCCCAGGAAAATAAAAAGATATTTTTTTTAGTGGCTATGCCGAGATCAGGCAATACTTTGTTTGCATCTATTATAAACCAGAATCCAAAAATTGCATGCACAGCAAACTCTATAACATTAGAAATATACAAAGAAATAGAGTTATTAAAACAATCAGATACGTTTATTAATTATCCAGATCACAAGTCTTTAAACAACGTTTTAGATTCTGTGTATGAAACGTATTACAAGCATTGGCCTCAAGAAGTTATTTTAGACAGAGGACCAACAACGCTAGTTAATATCGGTCTCCTTAATAAACATTTTAGGCAACCTATAAGAGGAGTTATTATATGGAGAGATTTATTAGACGTTTTAGCCTCTTATATTAAATGGTTTGAAAATGAACCTACTGCTTTTATTAATAAAAATTTTAATACGATAGAAGAAAAACTATTAGAACTTATGCATAAAAACGGCGCTATCTCTAGAGAGCTAGCAGCCATTCACTATATTTTAAATTCAGAATATAAAGAAAATTTTTACCTTGTTAGGTACGAAGATTTAGTAACAAAACCAAAAGAAACTATTACTGGGGTCTATGATTTTTTAGGTCTTAGTCATTACGATCACAGATATACTAATCTAGATCAATTTGAATTAAACGGAATAAGTTACGATGATACTTTACTTGGAAAGAACATGCATACTATAAAAACAGAGTTAAAATTAGAATCAAACCCTTATAAAAAAATGATACCTCAAAGTATAATAGATCGTTACGAACATATAAAGATATTTAGAAAATGAAGATATTAGTATTTGGATTACCTGGTTCAGGAAAAACAACTTTTGCAAGACAGCTGTCGGCAGGAATGGCATATTTTAATGCTGATGAGGTTAGGAAGATGTTTAACGATTGGGACTTTTCTATAGGGGGCAGGCTTAGACAAGCAGAAAGAATGGGTTGTTTATCTGGTTTAGTTGACGGACACTGTGTTGTAGATTTTATTTGTCCTTATGATCAACACAGACACGAGTACGATGTCAAGGTTTGGATGAACACAATAAAAGAAGGTAGGTTTGATGACACTAATCAAATGTTTGAAAAACCAAGTCATTGTACTTTTGAGATTAAGGATTTTAATTATAATGATGTTATAAAGGAAATACGTAATGGAATATAAAATTGCAGCATTAGGCCAAATAGTAATGAAAATTCAAGTTCCATTAGATATATTTATGTCTTTAAATAGATTATACGAACATAACTTTCATAAGCTAAGAAAAGCCAATGATCAGTTAGCGGGTAAAATTGAAAATGAACATTCTCTATATTATAACGGAACAGATAATGTAATTCCAAATCATAATTTTTTAAGCAAAGATATTTATGAATGGTTCCATTCAGTTTTTGCTTTTTATTTAAAATCTAATAATATTCTTAAATATAGTTTACATTTAAATTCTGTGTGGGTTAATGAAATGAAAGCACACGAATATAACCCTGTTCACGTTCACCAAGGAACTATATATACTGGGCTGTCCTCTGTTATGATTTTAAAATTACCGAATAAAACTGGGGTAGAGTATGGAAATGAAAGTTATCCTACAAACGGCGCATTACAAATTCTTGGTAACACTTCTGGACAATTTGCAAAGATTGATTATCAACCAGAACTTGCAGTAAGAGATTTTTATATTTTTCCATATGACATGCGTCATGTTGTTTATCCTTTTAATAGCACAGAAGACACAAGAAGAACTCTAGCAGCGAATTGCGATGTAGAGTATAACCCAGTAAAAAATAGAGGACTAAGATGATTTATACAGAACCAAATTGGAAATCATATATTGTAGAAACAACTCATCCAGTTTTTACTCCAGAGCAATGTAATATTATAAGTAGGATTGGCAGATCAATGCCGCCTATCAAAGCAGAAGTTGGATCCGGTAAGTACGATACCAAACAAAGATTATCACATATTAGTTGGCTTCCTTTTAATCATCCTGAGACTAAACCCATGTATGACTCGTTAAGACAATTAATGTATAAAACAAATAAAAGACATTTTGGTTTTGAAAATATGTGTATTAACGAACAAGCTCAATACACAGAGTATCCTGAAGGTGGTTTTTATGATTGGCATATGGACAGTGAACTAGTTATGAAAAACGAACCACCTGTAAGAAAGATATCTATGACTTTAGTTCTATCTCCTGAAAGTGATTTTGAAGGCGGAGGTTTAGAGTTAGCATCAGCTGGAAAAATTGCAAGACCTAAACAAGGACACGCTGTATTTTTTGCAAGTTTTATTCAACATCGAGTTGTGCCTATTACTAGAGGGTTAAGAAAATCTTTAGTAATGTGGTTTGGAGGAGAACCATTTAAATGATCAAAGAACATTTCTTTCCCACTATTATTTACGGCAAAGATGTTGATCTAGATAATGTGTGGTTAGAAAACAAAATTATAGAATGGTCTAAACAAGATCAAGAGGGTGTAAGTAAAACAAATGTAAACGGTTGGCATTCAAAAACAGATATGCATACAAGAAACGAATACAGACCTTTGTTTGATGAATTATTTAAAATGCAATTTGAAATATACAACGAAGAACATTTAAACAGCGAACCTAGATTAGGTAATATGTGGGCTAATATAAATTATACCGATAGTTACAATAAACCTCATATTCATCCTAACGCTTTGTTTAGTGGAGTGTATTATGTAAAAAGTCCAGAAAACTCTGGTGAGTTAGTTTTTTATGACCCAAGACCAGGCATCCAAACAATAAAACCTAATAATAAAAAAGGAGAACTACCTAAACATTTATGGAGAGAAGTTCGCATAAAACCAAAAACAGGTAGAATGATAATGTTTCCATCTTGGCTTTGGCATTGTGTTGAACCTAATAAATCAAAAGATACAAGAATATCAGTAAGTTTTAATTTTATACAAGACGGGTTTTTTAGATGACAGGATTAGTGTATAAAGAATTACCAATGCAAGCCATCACTTATATCACTAGACCAGAGTTTATTGATGGCACAGAGAAAAGATTTTATAATGCTTTATTAAAATCTATAACTAAATATGGAATGCAAGATCCTGTTTTTATAGACCAACGTAAAGATGATAATGAAAACATTATTCTAAAAGTTCTTGTTGGAAATAATAGAATGGTTATTGCTAAAAAACTAGGTTTTAAAACTGTGCGTTCTATTGTTAAATTATTAGATCCTAATAATAATGACATAGAGGGAGAACCTCTTAATAACGACCAAGAGATAACTGATTTGTTCTTTCATAAACAAGACTTATTTATAAAGAAACAAGACGGCGTCATATACGAGGTGATGCCAATTAACGAACAAAAATATGGAAAAATTTAATAAATATCAAGTAATAAAAAAAGCAGTTAGCTATGAGCTAGCTAATTTTGTATTTAACTATTTTTTATTAAAAAGAGATGCCATAGGATTTATGTATAAAAATAATATTATAGCAAAAAACGAGATGCATGGATCATGGGAGGATGCACAGGTTCCAGGTGTATATTCTATATATGCAGATCATGTTATGGAAACTTTATTGATGAAAGTCTTGCCTGTTATGAAAGAAAAAACAGGACTAGATTTAGTCCCTACTTACTCCTACGCAAGAGTCTATGAAAAAGGAGCTATTTTAAAAAGGCATAAAGATAGACCTAGCTGTGAGATATCAACCACTCTTAATTTAGGTGGTAATCTTTGGCCTATATATTTAGAGCCATCTGGAGAACCAAATAAAAAAGGCATTAGAATTGATTTAGAACCTGGGGATATGTTGATTTACTCTGGTTGTGAGTTAGAGCATTGGAGAGAACCTTTCGAAGGAAACATATGTGGTCAAGTATTCTTACACTATAATCACGCTAACGGGCCATTTGCAAAGACCAATTTGTATGATAAAAGACCCTTATTGGGTGTTCCCAAATTACGTTGAACATCAACGCGATTTAATATAATCTAAATAAAACAGGAATTTCTATGCTACAAAAACTCGGCTTTTTGCCAGGCTTTAATAAACAAGTTACTCCAACCGGGGCTGAGGGACAATGGACCGGGGGTGATAACGTACGATTTAGATATGGATCACCAGAAAAAATAGGTGGTTGGGCACAGCTTGGTGCAACTAATCTTACTGGTGCAGCCAGAGCTATACACCATTTTGACGATAACGCAGGTATTAAATATGCTGCTATTGGAACAAACAGAATTTTATATGCATACTCAGGTGGTACCTATTATGACATACACCCTATAAGAACTACACTTACAGGCGCAACCTTTACAAGTACATCTTCCTCAAAAACGGTTACAGTAACATGCAGCGGGGCTCATGGATTACAGGATGATGACATTGTATTATTTGAGAGTGTAACAGGAGTAACTGGGTCATCTACTTACAATAACGCTACATTTGAAGATGTTAAATATATGGTGACATCAGTACCTACTACAACTACGTTTGAAATTACTATGGAATCAACTGAGTCTGGTACACCTTTAAGTGGATCAGGATCTGCGTCTGTATTGTGTTATTACACAGTAGGACCAGCACAACAAGTTGGTGGCTTTGGTTGGGGTACAGGACTATGGAGTGGTACGGTAGCTGGACCAGCAACAACTACATTAGCTTCTACTATTAACGACACGGTAACAGATATTCCTTTAACTGATACATCTCAGTTTCCCGCTACAGGTGAGATTAGAATTGGATCAGAAGATATTAGTTATACAAATAATAATACAACTACAAACATATTAAGTGGTGGTGCTAGAGAAGTTAATGGTACTACAAAAGCCGGACACACTGGTGGTGTAACGGTTACCAATATATCTGACTTTGTAGCATGGGGAGAAGCTTCGTCTGCTGACTTTACAATTGACCCAGGTTTATGGGTATTAGATAACTATGGCACAAAACTTATTGCACTAATTTATAATGGTAGATGTTTTGAATGGGACGCAGCTGCAACTAACGCAACATCTACAAGAGCAACACTTATAGCAAATGCACCAACTGCATCACGACATGTATTAGTATCTACACCAGATCGACACTTAGTATTCTTTGGAACAGAAACTACCGTAGGTAGTCAGGCATCACAAGATGCTATGTTTATTAGATTCTCTGATCAAGAAAATATTGACGGCACGGATGCATACACAGTAACTGCAGAGAACACGGCAGGTACACAAAGACTAGCAGCAGGTTCTAAAATTATGGGAGCTATACGAGGTAGGGATGCAATCTATGTATGGACTGATACTGCATTATTTTTAATGACCTTTGTAGGCGCACCATTTACATTTTCTTTTCAACAGATAGGTAGTAACTGTGGATTGATAGGTAAGAATGCATGCGTTGAGGTAGACGGTACAGCCTTTTGGATGTCAGAAAATGGTTTCTTTAGATACGATGGTCAACTAGAATCTATGGACTGTTTAGTAGAAGACTTTGTTTATGACAATCTAAACTCAACACCTAGAGATCTAATTAACGTAGGACTAAACAACTTGTTTGGAGAAGTTATATGGTTCTATCCGTCAGGTACTTCTTTAGCCATAAATAATATGGTGTCTTACAATTACATCGAGTCTTATAGTAGAGCTAGTCCTAAACAAGCTATATGGACTACAGGAACATTATCCAGAACAGCATGGGCTGACTCTGCTGTGTTTGATAAACCCCATGCAACAGAATACGATCCAGATGGCACTGCCTCTGACGTAATAGGCAACACAGATGGTTGTTCTATATATTATGAACATGAAGTAGGAACAGATCAAGTTAAAGCAGGGGGAGTTGTTACAGCTATTTTAGCAGAAATTACATCTGGAGATTTTGACATTACACAAAAAAGAACAGCACAAGGACAAACTATTGGTATGCCAGATCTTAGAGGAGATGGTGAATTTATAATGAAGATAAGAAGAATTATACCAGACTTTATATCTCAAACAGGTAATACAACAATTACATTATTACTTAGAGATTACCCTAATAATGCAGCAGCTAGCTCATCTTTAGGACCCTTTACAGTAACTAATTCTACTGATAAGGTAGACACTAGGGCAAGAGCGAGAGCAATTGCATTAAAAATATCTAATACTGCAGCTTCACAAGACTGGAAGTTAGGTACATTTAGATTAGATATACAACCGGACGGTAGAAGATAATGATTTATACAGGAGTAGATTTAGATAGATATGATCAAGGTAATAGATTTTTAAGCCAAGATAGATTTCTTGCTAACTATACTCCAAGAAATGCTATAACTTTTAACGTATCACCCAATATGAACACAGGTATTATGAGTCAATTTCCTTTACCTATTATTCCTCAAGAAGGTGGTGAAAGTGGCCCTAATTTTAATCCTAATAGAGCAGATCCAAACTTTGATTATGAAACAGATGCATACGGTTTAAATGATTTGAGCCTTAAAGATAAAAATATCACAGAAGAAGAACAAAAGTTACTAAATCAAATGAGATTTGGTAAAGCGTTAACACCCGCGCAACTTTTAGGTATAGGTATTAACCCTGTATTAGGAGGCATACGAGCTTATTTCCAAAATAGAAAACAAAAAAGAGAAGCAGAACAAGCTCTGTCAGAATTATCAGGAGAAGCCTTTGATGCTAGAGTTGATAACATAACTAGAGGTTATGGAGGTGGTGATGATAGCGATAGACCTACATCAGGACCTACAGCTGCAGGAGCAGGTATGGGAGTTGGCGGTGGATACGCATCTGATTACCAAGGAGAAACAACCTCTAGTAGAGATGATGCTCCAGCTTATGATTATGCTTACGGTGGTATTGTAGGGATGTATAGATAATGGCAAAGATAGTACAATCATTAACTAGAGCCAGTAAAGAATACGATCAAGGTACATTTCAATCTTTAGTTAGAGATTTAGACAACGTAATTAATAAACTTAACTCTACGTTCCAAGATGAAATTAAACAGGAGATAGAAGCTAAAGCTTTCTTTTTAGAATAATGGCAACAGTAAATTTATTTAAATTTTTTGGTGTAGATAACGTTACATCGACAGATCCACAAACTATGTTTGGCACAACAGATAGTGTGCAAAACCCTTTAGTAAACGAGACTTATATTATTAAGTCTTTAAAAGTTACGTCGGCAGGTACGCCTACGGTAACCGTTATTAACAACAGTATTACTACAATCAAGACAGCTGCTCTGACAGCTAATCAAACAGAAGAACTATTAACCGTTCCTTTAGTAATAGAAGGCGGTAAAACTCTAACAGTTGCATCAAGCAGTGCAGACTCTTTCGATGTAGCTATTAGTTATTTAAACATAAGGAAGGATAAGGTAGACTAATGGATAAGATACCAGACGATATACCCGTATTTGATGCGGTAAAGACTATAAGCCAATATAGACATAAGAAAACAGGGGCTATTTATAAGACAAAAGAAGAGTGGGAAAAGCTTGGAATACCGAAAGAAGACATAGCGCAGGATCTAACAGTGATCATGCCTCCGCTTGATTTGTTCGGAAAAACAAGTTAAAACGATTATTTGAGGTTAAATTATGGCAATATCTAATATGCAACAAGCAAGACAGTTAAGAGCAGGTGGCGGAATTATGGCACTAGAACCTAGACAGGGATATGGTCTTGGTAAATTAGTAAGAAAGATTACTAGACCTATTAAAAAAATTCTTAAAAGTCCTTTAGGGATGGCTGCAATAGGTACTGGTATTAATATGTTTGGTATTCCTGGAACAGGAGGATTTGGAAAAGGTTTTATTACAGGATCAGACAAAGGTTTACTGGCTCGTTTAAAAAGTGGCGAAGGTTTTTTAGGTAAAGTAGGTGATGCGTTTAGAAAAAAAGGTGAAGCCGGCAACCCATTTAGTATGGGTAGATTAGGTCTTGGTGCTTTAGGACTAGCAGCAGTCACTGCACCTTATTTACAAAAACCTATAGAAGAAGAAGAGGAAGAGTCATTTTCAATTACACCTAGTTCAATTGCAGATATAAGAACTATGGCAAGATTTAGAGATCCAAGTTTAGCTTTCATGCCTCAAGCAAGATATGTACAACCTAATTTTTATGCAGCTGACGGTGGTGTCGCTAAACTATCTATGGGCGGCGGTGCAGGTCAACAACAAATGATGCAAGCACTACAAGCAGAGTACATGAAGTATAGACAGAACGGAGGCACAATGCCTTTTGAACAATTTGCAAAAATGGTAATGCAACAACAACCAACACAAATGGCAGCTAACGGTGGTAGAATAGGTTATGCAAATGCAGGACCTGTAATGGAACAAGAAGTTGTTAACGAAGATACACAAGAAGTAGTATCCAATCCGGACCCTATAGCAGAATTAAATATGTTAGCTATAGAAGTATTTGGTAAACCTTATAATGACTTAGATGAAAAACAACAAGAAGCATTAATGAATTTTATGAGTAAAAACCCTGAAGAAGAAGTTATTGATACTGACGAAACTATGGTAGAAGATAGAGTTATGGCAGAATCAGGTGGCATGATGGATTTTATGTCTAGCGCTAACCCTATGGCTGACTCGTACATTATGGAAGACGAAGACGTAATTAATATGTACAGACCAGGAAAAGAGAGAACTTACGCAGCTGAGGGTGGTATTATGGATATGGGTGGTATGGAAAAAGATTATAGAAACGAAGGTGGCTTTGTACCAATAGGTGCAAAAGAAAGAGCTGACGATGTACCAGCAAGATTAAGTAAAAATGAATTTGTATTTACAGCAGATGCTGTAAGAAATGCAGGTGGCGGCAATATAGATAAAGGCGCTAAAGTTATGGAAAATTTAATGAACAATTTAGAACAAGGCGGAGAAGTATCTGAAGACTCGCAAGGCATGAATCCTGCGCAAGAGATGTTTAACACCGCACAAATGTTGGAGAGTAGAATAGGATAATGGCATTACCAGATTATTTACAAGATACAGCTAAAGACTTTGCCAAACAGGCAGTCGCAACTTATTCAGCACCGATTGAAACTAGTACGTTTACTGGTGGACTAGACGCATCAGGCGTTAGGGCTTCGGGAGCAGGGATCACGGGACTTAATCCTTTTGTTGCAGGTTTAGATCCATTACAGACACAAGCAATAAATCTAGCACAACAAGGTGTTGGATCTTATAAAGATTTTTTAGATGCTGCTAAAGCAAACGTAACTACTCAAGCAGGTTTAACAGGAGCAGATGCATATAAAACTTTTATGTCTCCGTACCAACAACAAGTTATTGATGCAACACTAGATGAATTTGATACATCAAGAATTGCAGACAGAAGAGCTATACAAGACGCAGCTGTAGGCTCGGGTAATTTTGGTGGTGGCAGAGAAGGAGCAATGTTAGGCGCATACGATGCTGACACATTGTCAGGCAGAGCTGCAATACAAGCTCAATTATTACAACAAGGTTTTGGTCAAGCACAAGCAGCAGCACAACAAGCTTTTGCTAATCAAGGACAATTAGCGCAAAATCAATTTGGATTATCTAATTTTGCTAGAGGTTCTATGGGTCAAGACATCTCTGCATTAGGAAACTTAGGAGCTTTAGGTCAAGGAATAACACAAGCTAACTTAACAGCTAACCAACAAGCAGCTAGAACAGCAGCTTTTGAACCATACGGTAGATTACAACAATATGGTCAAGGTTTAACAGGATTAGCAGGTGGTGTAGCGGCGGCAAACGTTGAGCCAGCACCAGTACAAAGTCCGTTAAACACTGCAATTAATTCTGCAATCGGCATAGGTGGATTGTTTGGTAAAATATACGGGTAATTAAATGAAAGTATTAAAACGACCAATGTTCAAATACGGCGGAGATGTAAAGAGACAAGGCATCATGCACGGAATGAATGGTCTAAGAAATGGTGGCGTTGCAACTACAATGGCTGATGCTACGGGTATGGCAAACGGTGGTATCATGAGACAAAGATATGAAAATGCAGGACCTGTTATACCAAATTTTTATGAAAATGAGATGTCTATAGCTGCACCAAAAACATTTGAAAACATGACTCTTACAGAAAAATTATTTAGACCTGCCCCTAAAGAAACATCTTTATTTAGAAAAATAGCAGGACCTGCAACAAAAACAGGTCAAGAAGTAATAGAGGAAAAAAGAGTTGCTTCTCTTTTAAAACCTAATGAAGTAATTGATCAAGAAACATTAGTAGAAAATTATCCTCAAGAGTTTCCAACGCAATCAGAACTAGCACCCTATGGAAAAGTGTTAACTGGTGACGCAAAAAAACTTAATGAACAAGAACAATTTTTAGCAACAGAAGGCGGCGATAAATCTAAAATGCCTAGAGCATCAAAACAAAAAACAGATGCTTCAAGATTAGAGAGAATTTATAACATTATGGGTGTAGACGATGCTAAAAAAGATGCAGTTTACAATGCGCTAATAGATTTAAGTCAAGGACAAGGTATAGATACTAAAGATATATCTGGATCAATTAACAGAGCAATAGGTGCATTAAGTAAGAGAGCAGATAAAGTTACAGAACTAAAAGATAAAGCTAAAGGAGCTCTAGCTTCTGGTACAATTACAGAAATGTTTAGAGATAAAGGAAGTAATTATGGCAAAGTAGCAAGAGAACTTGTTGAGGCAGGAGTATACAAAACTTATCCAGAAGCGTTAAAAGCTATTACAAAAGTAGAAAATGATGATATTGGTAAAGCAATAGCAGCGTTTGGTGGAGCTGGCAAAGCTGGCGGTGGTAAAATAAACGACAAAATTGTTAGCGGAGCTTTGGCTACTAATTTTGCAGAAGATTACAGAGGTGATTTAGGAAGTAAAAAAGAAGTAGAAGAATCTATTGCAAAAGGAACGTTTACTGATGTTCTAGATATAGTAGAAAAAAATATAAATGTTGAACCAGGTGATAAATCTAAAGATGGTTTATATAAAGTAGGATTAAAAGTTGTAAGAGTTACAAACGGTAAACCAAGTATTGCCTTCAACTTCTAGGAGGTACCATGTCTTTTGTATCAGAATATAACCTTGAACAAAATCAGAGAGGCCCAGAAAAAAATAGTAAAGTAGGTGTAATAGAATCTATGCTAGCCGGTGTAGGTTCAGGTCTTATTGCAATACCTAAAGGATTCTTTTCTCTAGGCGCAAGCTTAATGGATCTTGGATCTAATACAGGTAAAGCTGCTGCAGTAGAACAATGGTTTGATGACCTTACTACTCTTGATGAAAAAGCAGAAGCTACAGCTGCTGGTAAAATTACAGAACTATTAGTTAACATTGGTATACCAGGTGGTTTAGCTTTTAAAGGTGGAAGTAGTTTAGCAAAGTCTGCTATTCTAGCAAGACAAAACGGTAAGTATGTAAACCTTACTGATCCCAAACTTTTAGACAAAGCTGGTAAAGCAACTGTATTAACTTCTCGTGGTAAAACATTACAGTTTGGTGCCGCAGCACTTGCAGGTGGTGTAGCAGAAGGTACATTTGTTGGAGACGTAAAAGAGGTAGGTAGTTTTGGAGATTTAATTGGCGGTCCTACTGCAATTAATAGAACTGAAGATGACAACGCTGTTACAGAAATACTAAACAGAGTTAAGTTTGGTACGGAAGGTGCATTGTTTACCGGTCTTATTGGTGGAACAGGAACTGTAATAAAAAAAATAACTAATAGAAACAAAAGATTGGATGTAGCTAACTCTAAAATTGATAGATGGATAGATAATATAGCGTCTAAACTTAGAGCAAGAAGTGGTAAGACTAAAGAATTTTTTGACATTGAAAGAACTAACATAGGTGAGAGAGCTTCTGATGCTGCCAAAGCTAGAGTATTGTCTAGAGATTTAGATAAACAAATAGATAAACTATTTCCAGCATTTAGAACCATAGTTAATAAACAAACAGGCGCAGAGAGAAATGAATTTTTAAAAAAAGTAAATGACTTATTGCTATCAGGTAAAGCTCAACTTGATTCTAAAGGAGTCGCTAAGTTTGGTCCTATGGATAAGAAATTAAAATTAGAAGTGGATGACCTTATAAAAAAATATGCTGTAGATAAAAAACAAGCGTTAGAAATAAGAACAGAAATTTTTGCTGGTTTGTCAACAATGAGAGGAGAGTGGTCTAAGTTGTTTTCTGAGTTAGGTCAGTCCTTAAGCTCTAAAGAATTAAAAGATTTTACAAGTTTGTTTGGTAGAAAATTTAAAGATTACTTAGGTTCTACCTACGATATAATGCAAAACCAAAGTATAATACCTTTTATGGGTTATAGACCTGCAGCTCAGGCTATAGAAGATGCTAAAAGAATATTTAAACAAAGTGCAAAAGATGCTGGCAAACCTATTACAGATCTACAAGCAGAACAATATGTAGCCGATATTTTAAAACCACAAAACATAGGTCTTCCTAAAGGTATGAGAATGGACAGACCATCTGAAATTTATTTTAAAATACCTGATTTTTTTGTAAACCGAACAACATTAGATGCAGCTAATAAAGCTAAGCTTAAAGGTAGAACAGGTGTTCCTCGTGTTAACATCGGTCAATTAAAAAAATCTGATCAAGAAGTATTCAATAGATTATTTGGTAAACAACAAAACCCTATGCAAACAATGATGGGTGGTATGGCTAAGTTATCTTTAATTACTAGACGTAATTTATTTTATAGAGATTTAATTAAAAAGAATGATGAAGTTGTAGAAAAATATCTTAAAGCTACAGACAAACAATCTGTAGCAGAACCTATGTTTGCAAGAAGTGATGAAGAAGCTCGAGCGTTTTTTGGTAATGCAGATTATAAAAGAATAGATGTCATAGATCCTGCACAAAAACTACAAGTGTCGGCAGCTTCAGGAGCTACTACGCCTTTTGGAGATATATCTAAACCTTATTTTGCTAGAACAGCAGTAGCAGAAGCGTTAGAAGAAACAGGTTTAAATATTGCGGGATCAGGGACCTTGGGAAGAATGTATGAAAGTTTAGTCTTGTACCCTAAAGCTACATCACAAATAGCTAAAACAATTTTATCACCAGTAACACACCTAAGAAACTTTGTAAGTGCTGGAGCGTTTGCTGCAGCTAATGGTATTTTACCTTTTGCAGATAAACAAGCTATCAAACAAGCATACCAAGCATTACAAACACCTCTTAAAGGAACAATGCAACAAAACGCATTGTATCAAAAACTTTTAAGACTAGGTGTAGTAAACTCAAACGTAAAATTAGGAGATCTATCTCGTCTTATGCAAGACGTTGGCTTTGGTGAGACTATGACATCAGATAAAGGTATGAGATTACTACTAAAACCTTTGTCAAGATTAAAACAAGTATCACAAGATTTGTACACAGCTGAAGATGACTTTTGGAAAATATATTCTTGGGCTATGGAAAAGAAAAGAATGGAAAAAGCTTTTGAAAAAATAGGTCTAACAAGAGGACAATTTTTTAAACGAGCTGATGGTTCAGAAGTAAGATTAACAGAAGATTTTTTAGAACAAGAAGCTGCAGACATAGTAAGAAATAATATACCTAACTATGATTACGTATCTGACTTTGTAAAGGGATTAAGAAAATTACCAATCGGTAACTTCGTATCGTTTCCTGCAGAGATTGCAAGAACAGGAACAAACATTGTTGCTCGAGCCTTAAGAGAAATTAACGAAGAAATTATTGTTGATGGCAAAGTATTTAAACCTTTTGCTAAAACAGGTTACACACGATTGTTTGGTTTTGGCACAACTGTAGCTGCAGTTCCTATGGGAACAGCTGCAATGTTCCAAGCTCTATACGATGTAACTGATGAAGAGAGAGAAGCTATTAGAAGATACGCTGCAAAATGGTCTAAAAACTCAACACTTTTACCAATTAAACAAGAAGACGGAACTTTTAAATACATAGATTTTAGCCATGCTAATGCTTATGATACTTTAATTAGACCCATACAATCTGTAATTAATGCTGTTGAAGAGGGTAACACAGACCAAAACGGAATGATGGATGACTTTGCTAAAGGTATGTTTACAGCTATGTCAGAATTTGGTCAGCCTTTTATATCAGAATCTATTTGGACAGAAGCTGTGTTAGATATCATAGCTAGAGGCGGTAGAACTAGAGAAGGTTTTCAAGTTTACAGTAGTAAAGACACACCAGGCGACAGAAATAGTAAAATTATGGCGCATTTAGTTAGAGCACAAATGCCTTTTTCTTTAAATCAATTAAAAAGATTAGATCAATCTATAGAATCTGTAGATGTAATTACTAAAGGTAAGTTTGATGATTACGGACAGGAGTATGAATTTGGTGATGAGTTTCAAGGATTGTTTGGTTTTAGAGCAGTTAACATAAACCCTGAAAGAACATTAAAATATAAAGTAGCAGATTTTCAGAGAGGATCTAGAGATTCAAGATCTTTATTCACTAGACTTACACTTAAAGGTGGACCTATTGAACCAACAGAAGTTGTAGATTCATATATAAATGCAAACAGGGCTTTGTTTGAAACTCAAAAAGAATTTAAAAAAGACCTCGAAGCCGCTCAACTTTTAAATATTTCAGAAGATGGTTTTGATGCAGCAACAGATAGAGTTTCAGGAATAGCATTAGACGCAGCCCTAGATTCAGAGTACAGACCGTATGTTCTCTCTAATGAAATTTTAAATGCTTTTGAAGAAAACGCAGATAGAATTGGTGTTTCTAATCCAATGGACAGAGCCGAAGATGTTATTGATGATTTAGCAGATCAATTTTCAGATTTGTCATTAGACCTAGACGAATTTCCTGTATTTAAAAATCCTTTTGTAACACAAACACAAAGTAATCCTGTCACAGGTCCTAATACCATACCTAATTTAGGTGAGGTTACACAAGCCCAATTAAATGGTTCTTTTCCAAATAGTAGATATGCCAGTTTAACAAATCAACAAAAACTTGACTTGTTTGACAGGTACGATAGATTTATCAGGACTTAATATGAAAAAAAACGCGTTACAAAAAATAGAAGATCATGAAAAGCTTTGCAGAATTATGCAAAAGCAAACTCATGATAAAATACACAAGATCGAAGCACAAATAAGTAGATTAGAAAAAATTGTGTTAGTGTCTGCCGGTATGTTGATTATGGGCATGGCAAACATGATATTTATGCTATTAACAAAATGAAACTTACAGCTAACATAACTCTTGACGAGCTTACCAAAAGCCAAACGGCTGAACGTAAGGGCATCAATAACAATCCATCACCAGAGCAGATAGAAAATTTAAAAGCTCTTGCAGTAAATATATTACAACCGATACGTTCTCATTTTGACAAACCATTAATTATATCTAGCGGCTTCCGTTGTGCTCAGCTGTGCGTAGAAATTGGCAGCAGTGTAAACAGCCAACATGTGGCAGATGACGAAGCAGCTGCAGCTGACTTTGAAATACCTGGCGTAGACAACAGAGAACTTGCAAGATGGATTAGAGATAACTTAGAAGTAGACCAAGGAATTTTAGAATTTTACAAAGACGGCGAACCGACATCGGGTTGGATACATTGCTCGTACTCTAGAAACAAAAACAGACAGCAATGGCTACGTGCACAAAGAGTTGATGGCAAAGTAACTTACACCCCTTGGTTAGAGTAAAATTTTTTTAGCTAATAAATTTATAGACTCCTAGATTTTCCTATTCTCTATCGTCGTGCCATCTATCATTAATTCTAGCAGCCATCCAACACGCTATTGGAATACATAATATAAAAGTTATTTCTGCTGCCCGTAATACACTGACGTCCCACAATTTATAAACAATGTGATGAATCATTATTGGTGCGAACGCGCCGATACACAACAAGATGGCCATTCTAATATAATAAGGATATTTCATATCCAGTCTTTTAACTCTTCGCCCATGATTTGACTAGCGATATCTACTTTCTTACGTAGAGCAACCACTATTTTGTCATCTATTGTATCTTCAGCCATAATATCTATGTATGTCATAGGGCTTTCTTGGCCTATACGGTCAATCCTAGCTTCAGATTGCTGTCTTTTCTCTAGATCATAGCCGTTAGAATAATAAATCATTGTGCTAGCGGCTGTGAGCGTTATACCATACCCTCCTGTAGCAGTTGTACCTACTAAAAATCTTACAGGACTTTTCTTATCTTGAAATTTTTCTATATTGCTTTGTCTTTGATCTTGTGGTGTCAAGCCATAATATGTAACTACAGAATTATCCCCATACTCTTTTTTTATAAGTTCTACTATTGTTTCTACATCGTACTGGTAATGTGCCCATATTACAACTTTACCGTGCACCTCGTCTAATAAGTCTGACAAATGGTTTAGTCTGTTATTTTTTAAATCTTTGATAGTGCCGTCGTCTGCAGTGAAATGACCACAAGTAATTTGATGAAGTCGCATAAGTTGTGTCATAACCGTAGCTGTTGTCATTAACTTACCTTGAAATTGTGCAAGAGCTAATTGAGACATTTGTTTGTAAGCATGCTCTTGTTCTTTTGTAAGTTTGACTGTTCTTTTCATAAATGTTTTCTTAGGTAAATCTAAACACTCGTCTTTTAAGACTCTGTAAGAAAAAGCTTTTAACATATCTGTAAGTTCAGGTAGATTTCTATAACCCACTACTATCTGCACAGACCTACCACCAAAGTTTGCAGTTTTCATAATAGCGTATCTAGTTCTAAACGTATAATAGGACGAATGACCTAATAACTCTGGTGCTAAAAATTCACATTGTTTGTATAAATCTAGTGGTGATTTTGTAATAGGTGAACCTGTTAATATTCTTCTGTATTTAGCGTGAGGACCCAATTTGCACACATTCTTTGTTCTTTTAGCATCTGGGTTTTTGATTGTAGTAGATTCATCAATAGCCATCATAGTGTTATGACAAGATAAAAATTTGTAAGCAAACTCACAACCCTTTGTTGTAGAGAATGCCTCTACATTCATCACCAATATATGTAGATCTGTGCCTCTTTCAAATAAAGTATCTAATTTCTTTTTTTGTTTTGCATTGATATTAGCTTGCCACAATACTGACTTATATTCGACATGATCTGGCATATGGTTAGGTAATTCGTTGTTAAACCACGTGCCTATTACACCTTTTGGTGCCACAATTAAGGCACCGTTAATCTTACCTTTGTCATAAAGCATAGCTATATTGTCAACAAGGACTTTAGATTTACCAGTACCCATTTCCATAAAATAGGCAAAGTATTCTTTATTCCAAGATCGGTCTAATGCATTCAGCTGATGCTGATAAGGCTTAGTCTTAAATTTGTACTTCATAATTTTTATCTTTCTATTGACTTCTATAGCATAAAGTTTATATTCTTGTCAATGACAGAAAGCATGAATTACGGAGACATAAAACAAAATAAACCTACGGTATATGTTTTACAAGAATTGCCTGGTACAAAAGCCGGTGCACCTAAGATAAATATTATGAGTGCGTCTCAGCATGGAAATTTTAAATTTTTATTACCTGAGTTCTCACAAATAATTTTTTCTCCAGGTCCTCTTATATATAAGTTAAGAGGTTTGTTAAAAAACTATACAACAAAGGATTATTTATTATTGACAGGTGATCCTGCAATAATAGGTGTTGCGTGTTCTATTGTTTCTGAAATTACAAACGGAAAATACAAACTATTAAAATGGGATAGACAAGATAGAGTGTATTATCCAATAGAAATAAACTTACATGAGAAAGGAAACATAAATGAGTGATATAAACTTTGAACAAGATGCAAGAGAAAATCTTGATTCAGTAAATGAAGGTAAGAAATTATCTGACCAAGTAGTAAAGTTACAAGAATTAGAGGATCAAGTAGCTTTAAAAGAACATGAGTTGAAAGAATTAAAAAGGAAAGCAGAATTGTTATCAGGAGAAGTAATTCCTACAATGATGCAAGAGATGAATATCTCTACCTTAAAGTTAGCAGACGGATCTTCGGTAGAAGTGAAACCTGTCTACGGTGCTTCAATTCCTATAGCAAAAAAGGAACAAGCATATAACTGGCTTCGAGAGAACGGCCTAGGTGATCTTATTAAAAATGAGGTTACCGTTGCTTTTGGTCGTAACGAGGACAACAAGGCAATCGCTTACGCGAACCTTGCACAAGGTCAAGGATACCAACCTGTCCAGAAATTAAAGGTTGAACCTATGACACTTAAAGCATTAGTCAGAGAGCGTCTTGAGGCTGGACTCGAGATGCCATCTGACTTATTTAACATGTTCACAGGCAACAGAACAAAAATAACAAGGAGCAAATAACAATGAACCAAGTAACAGAAAAAAAGTCTGCACAACTTCCGGCAAATGTGTTTGAAGAAGATGCAGCAAAAGGTTTGGGTAACATAGGTCAACAAGATCTAGCTCTACCTTTTCTAAAAATCCTTGGACAGCTTTCACCAGAAGTTAACAAACGTGATGGTAAGTATGTCGAAGGTGCTGAACCAGGAATGATATACAATTCTGTGTCAGGCGATTTATACGATGGAGCGAAGGGCATAGATGTCATTCCTGCATTTTATAAGTTAGAGTACGTGGAATGGAAAGATAGAGGAGAAGGCTCTGGTGGACCAGTAGCTGTACATGACTCTTCTTCTGACATCATGTCTCAAACAAAAGCAGATGCAAATTTTAAAGATAGATTGCCGAACGGTAACTATGTAGAAAAGACAGCATCTCATTTTGTAATTATCACAGGAGATAGTCCAACGACTGCGTTGATATCTATGAAATCTACTCAATTAAAAATTAGTAGAAAATGGAATTCAATGAT